GCCCCTCCGCCTGGCGTGGACGCCGAAACCGGCGAGGTGTTGCCCGCCGCGTCGGCGGAACCCGCTGATCCCATCGCCGATTTGCTGATGCTGATCAGCGAGGCGACGACTCTGGAAGAGTTGGAGGCCAATCGAGACGCGGTGGCCGCGCTCCAGAATGGCAACAAGCGGCGCGCGATTAACGCCTGGACGGAGAAGAAAGCGGCGTTGCAAGCCGCCGGCAATCATTCCCGCCCAGCCACGGAATGATGGATATTCGCTAATGGCCAGCGTCAACAAAGTCATTCCGTTCTGACCTGGCCAACCAAACCCAGCGCCAGGGACGGCGAAGGAGAAGACCATGCGACCTACCGCGCCAGGGATGAGCAGTGCCGGCGGGTTGTAGTCTTGTGTAAGACCATGACCACGAGATAGCGAAAGGCGCAACACTTGGAGTCAAAGCAATGAGCAAGAAAAAGAATATCGCCGTGCAATCGGACAACATCAAAAAACCATCTGTTGTGTTTTCGTATGAAGACGACGACTGGATGTCATCAGAGGAGGCAATATGCAGATACACCGATGCAACCGGATATAACGATCCGTTTGATTTAGGGGAATACGGCCACCCACACGAGTCCGGGCCAGACGGCCATGGACAATGGTGACAAGCAATGGACAGCGGACAGCGAGGATAAATAATCATGAACAAGAAGCAGAATCAACGAACAAGGAAAAGGCAGGGCGGAAGAAAAGAAGGTTTCGGCGAGTGCTTGAGTTGCGGAATCCCTCTCCTTGAAAAGGGAGGATTTCACGGCACCGATTTATGCGGCCCCTGCTGCACGGGAGAATCCCGGACAGCAGGAATGCTGTCCAGCGAGGATCCAGGGCCGGAGGAATGACCGATGAAATTAACCGACGACGTGAAAGCACAGATCGACGATCTGGACTATTTCAGCCTGTTGGAACGCTGGAGATATGCACCGCCAGGCGACTTAGTGTTTCAAGGCGAAAGCGGAGACTATTGGAGAGACCGAATGAAATATCTAGAAGCGCAGCCAGGAGGACAAGCAAAAGCCGTCGCGGCCAGCAAGCGGCTAGGGTGAGCCATGCCAATCCGGAAAATAAAGCCCGCTACCCGCGCGACTGGAAGCAGATTCGCGCGGCGATCCTGGAACGCGCCGGCCACCGCTGCGAGCAATGCGGCATCAAAAACCGCGCGTGGCGTAACAATGCAACGGCAATGGACCGAGGATGCCGGGTTGGCCGAGGCATGGATTTTGGACGGGAACCGGGTTGCGCGAATCGTGCTGACCATCGCCCACCTCGATCATACGCCGGAAAATTGCGACCCGGCGAACTTGCGCGCGTTGTGCCAGCGTTGTCACCTGGCCTACGACGCGGACCACCACCAGCGCACGGCCTACCGGACACGGCGAAACGGCAAAGCCGCAGGAGACCTGTTCGATGCCAACCCATGACGCGCTGCTCACTGATAGCCAAAGATTTGACCCCGCGCCCCGCCGGGCGTACTCTAACCCCGCTCCCGCAAAATCGGGAGCCGGGATTAGCAGACCCGGAACGGAGCGCACCAGCGCCCCATATAATGCCAGGCACTTTTTTTACGCCTGTCGTTCGTCAATGGTGGGCTGTGCGGGGAAGCCGCGAGGCTTGCCGGGTACTCCGTCCGGTCTGCTACCCCGTACAGTCCGCCGCCCAACAGCAGTAAGCGGCGGTCTCCAACCTGTTACGGAGTCCGTTTATGACCAGCATCATCCCCCTCAGCAACACCACTCCCACGATGTCCAGCCGCGAAATCGCGGAATTGACGGACAAGCAACATTCGAATGTCTGTCGTGATATTCGCACCATGCTGGAGCAAATTCACGGCAAACAAGATGATTCAGATTTGAATCATCAAGAAATCCAAGGTGTTACCGAAGAACGCGACGAGCGCGGCTACATCAGCCTCTACCGGCTTGATCGCAACCACACCTTCACCCTGATTGCCGGTTATCGCGCCGATCTTCGTTTCAAGATCATCCAACGATGGCAAGAACTCGAATCCGCCCCGTCCGGCACCTTTGACCTAGCCGTGATGACCAGCGCCGCTTTGCGGGAACTGGCGGCCAGGGTTGAGGAAGTGGCGACGCTCAAAGCCGCCGTCATCACGATGCAACCCAAGGCCGATTTCTACGATCACGTCGCCGGGAGCGAAGCCCTGTTCGACCGGGCCGACGCCGCCAAGTTGCTCCGCACCGGCCCCAAGCGCCTCTGGGCCTCGCTGCGGGAATGGAAGATCGTCCAGGCCAGCGGAACGCCCTATCAGAAATACTACGACCTCGGCTATTTCCGGCTGGTGCCCGTGCTGGTGCACAAGGGCGAATACAGCATCCCGTACCAGCAGACGATGGTGACTGGGAAAGGGCTAACGTGGCTCAAGGCGCTGATGGATTCGCAAGTCATGCCCGCCAAGGAACTGACGGTAGCGGGAGGTGCGTCATGAGCCTCACCGCATACCCAGATGTTGCCGTTGACCGTGAGCAGTTGATCGCGCGGATTCACGCCCTGCAAGTTGATTTGACCCTGCTGGCTGGATGGTTGGCCAGTGAATCGAGTCCGGCACTGTCGGAAACGGCGATCTGGATTATCAGCAACGCCAGTCACGACCTACAATCCAATACAAAGCCCCTCACGGGGCTTTTTTTGTTGGGTTGACATTTGCTGAGGAATAGGGTAAACCAGAATTCATATAGTGGTTTATTCCTATCTAAAAAATGAGCCAAGACATCCTGGAAAACCCGGACGAAACCCGCGAGCGAGATGAGAGAGGACGGTTTTTGCCGGGAAATGTCACGTCTAAAACCGGGCGCAGTCCTGGCCGTCCCCCTGTCATTCGCCATATCCGCGAACTAGCGCGGGAGAACACAGACGCCGCGTTCGCGGAGTTGCGGAAAATCGCGTTGTCCGGCGAATCCGAATCGGCGCGCGTGGCGGCTATCAAAGAGATTTTTGATCGGGGCTGGGGGAAAGCGGCGCAACCTCACACGGGAGACGGCGGGAAAGGCCCAATGAAAATGGTGGTGAGTTGGCGAGACCCGGAGATGTGATGGATGACGAAACCCGCGTGTATATCGAGTATGCCCCTCGTCGGCTACAATGGCGACTGCATCGCGCTGTCGAGGAAAAACGGTGGTCGGTCGTGGTCTGTCATCGCCGCTGGGGAAAAACCGTGTGGGCAATCAATCATCTGCTGCGCGACGCGCTGACGACTCAGAAGCCTGAGCCGCGCTACGCCTATTTCGCGCCGTTTCTGAGGCAGGCGAAGAGCATTGCATGGGATTACCTCAAGCGGTTCTCATCCCCCATTCCAGGCACATCGATCAACGAGACGGAGCTTCGCGTCGATTATCCGACCGGGGCCAGGATTCGGTTGCTCGGCGCGGATAACCCGGACTCGCAACGCGGCGTTTACCTCGACGGCGTGGTGCTGGATGAGTACGCCCAGATGGCGCCCAGCATGTTTTCTGAGATTCTTCGGCCGGCATTGAGTGACCGCAAGGGCTGGTGCGTGTGGATGGGGACGCCTAAGGGCCGAAACCATTTTTATGCGCTCTACGAGCAGGCCCGGTCGGATGAGAACTGGCATGTCGCGCTCTACCGGGCCAGCGAGACCGGCATCATTGATGCCGATGAATTGGAGTCCGCGCGAAAGATGATGAGCGCGGATGAGTATGAGCAGGAGTATGAGTGCTCTTGGCAGGCGGCCTTAAAGGGCGCATATTTCGCGGCGGAACTGGAAGCGGCTCGTAAGGCTGTACCGGCGCGGATCGGTAAGGTTCCGTATCAGCCAAATATTCTCGTCGATACGTGGTGGGATATTGGCATGGATGACAGCACGGCGATATGGTTCACGCAGGACGCGGGCCGGGAAATCCATGCGATTGACTATTACGAGGCAACGGGCGAAGGGCTGGCGCACTATCGGGACGTGCTGGACCGGCTGAAGACGGAGCGGGGCTATCGCTATGGCCGACACCACGGGCCGCATGATTTAGCGGTGCGCGAACTGGGCACGGGAAAGAGCCGAATCGAAACGGCGCTGGCGCTGGGGCTGAGGTTTGAAATCGTCCCTCGCGTCGAGCGCAAAGCCGACGCCATTCAGGCGGCTCGCTCCATCCTGGGCCACCTATGGATCGACGAAACCCGGTGCGCGCGGGGCATTGTGTGCCTGGAATCGTACAGAAAGGAGTGGGACGACCGGCTCCAGGTGTTCCGCGAGAAACCGCTGCACGATTGGGCTAGCCACGCCGCTGATGCGCTGATGACCCTGGCCAGGGGCCATCGGTTCGCCGATGCGCTACGTTCGGCGTCGCCATCGGCTGCTCTATCCCCTGCTGCCTGGGC